AAAACAAAGATTACAAGTTCTTTGATCGCATGGCATCTCAGTATATGAACATGGGTGGTACAGAATTTTATTGCCATAAGTACGTTGGGCCACTGAATCCAGATCCCAAGATTGTTACACCTGACACAGACGAAACCAACTTACTCAGCATATCAGACTTAGTGAACTTGGAGGTGAGAGACAGAAAATATGACAACGACGTCTACAGCCTCAAGGGACACTACTTAGTCACTGACACAGAGTTTGATTTGAAGCAGTTTGGTTTTTTCCTGTCAACAGATACAATTTTCATAACCTTTCATATCAACCAAATGGTTACCCAACTGGGCCGACGGTTAATGAGTGGTGATGTACTTGAAGTGCTGCACATGAGAGACGACACTACTTTGGATGGCAGGCCCATCAACAAGTTTTACGTGATCCAAGAGGGCACACGTCCTGCAGAAGGATTTAGCCCCACTTGGTGGGCACATCTATGGCGTGTGAAGTGCCAACCACTTACAGACAGTCAAGAGTTCCAGGACATTTTGAATAAAGAATTGGAAGATCGTGGAGATGGAATTGTGCCTGAGCCCAATCCTGACGGCAGCATGCCTACAATTGGTGATATCACTAGCGTATATGACAAAGAAATCAGCATCAACGATGGTGTTTTGGAAGAGGCTACTGCTAACGTGGCATTCAGAAACTGGCAAAGCACACACTTTTACATCCTTCAAGAGGACTTAGACCAACCTATTTCAGTCTACAACTCAGACGGTATCCCACCAAACCAAAGCAAACCTGTGCCTTCTGGCACAAGTTTTCCCGCTGTTAACAAAGAAGGCGACTATTTCCTTCGCCTAGATTATGTTCCCCCTGTATTATACAAGCGGACTGCATCAAAGTGGAAGAGAGTTGAGACCAATTATCGTGCACCGTGGCTACCTGCTAACCGTGTGCTCACTAGCTTCATCAACAACACCAACAAAACCACTCTTACAGATGGTAGTGTGATTGATGAACGCCAAAACCTGCGCACAGCTATCAAACCCAAACTAGATCCAGATATATAAGGAGACAAACATGAGTAAAACAACAGGAGAAAAAGGTCTATCACTTATCAAGAGTTTTGAAGGCTTGCGATTGGACGCCTATATCTGTCCTGCAGGTGTAGCCACTATTGGTTATGGCACAACCAAAATCAATAGTCAAGCAGTTAAAGTGCCGTCAGTTATAACAGAGTCCCAAGCCAACGACTATCTGAAAACTGATGTCAAAGCATTTGAGCAATCTGTTAACAGTGCTGTCTCTGTGCCAGTTACACAAAACCAATTTGACGCACTTGTGAGTTTCACTTACAATCTAGGCGCTGGCAATTTACGTAGCAGCACACTCTTGAAAAAGCTCAATGCAGGTGACTATGCTGGTGCTGCTGATGAGTTCCCCAAATGGAACAAAGCTGGTGGCAAAGAACTGGCAGGTTTGACCCGCCGCCGAAATGCTGAAAGGGACTTGTTTCTCAGCTAATGGAATATTGGTACAACCAACAGCTACGGCAGTATAGACTTCAAGTCATACGAGCATTCAGCAACTTCAGTGTAAGCATGGGTATCAACAGCGACGGCACCCCGAAGCTGAGGCGAGTGCCTTGTCGCTATGGTGACCCTTCACGTTTGGCAGAAACCATCACAAATGCCAACAGTGAAAACAAATTACCAACAGCCCCTTTCATCTCAGTCTATTTGACAGCCATGAGTTTGGCACCCAACCGGCGTCATGCTCCAAGCCTTGTTTCAACACAAAACGTTATTGAACGTGAATACGACGGAGAAAATAGTCGCTATCTAGGTACACAAGGTAACAGAAGCACTGTTGAACGTTATATGGCTGTACCTTTTGACCTGACCTTCAACGTAGACTTTTGGACCAGTAACCTTAACCAAAAAGAAGAGCTTATTGAGCAAACCCAAGTACTCTATAATGGAATGATTGATATTCAAACATCGAACAATCCCTTGGACTGGACAGCTATTACAACCCTTGAGCCCACAAACATCACTTGGAGCAGTCGAAGTATTCCCATTGGTACAGAAAACCCCATTGATGTTTGTACTGTTGAATACAAAGTGCCAATTTTCATAAATCCACCAGCCAAAGTAAAACTACAAAAGATAATTCAAGAGATTGTAACAAATATACGTGAAGGTGAATATGATCCCAACACAATGGAGTGGACCGAACAGTCTTTGCTGAGTAGAGTGTTAACAACTCCTCTGGATGCCTGTATTGCCATGGCCAATGCAGGTGAAAACACCTGGGAAATCAGCCTACAAAGTCCTTCTGGTAGTACGATTGATCCTCAGACATTGCCGACCCGTGTGTTGGGCAGAAAAAATCCTGTATTGACACCTGGTACTACATTCAAGTTCAATGGGCAAGCTATAACAATACCCAACACAAGTATTGATGATTTAATCAACTTGATTCGAGTGCGAACTGTTGAACCCAGTTTGAACGCAGTTTTTAATTTGAATCAGCAAATTGAATTTTGGAACATGACTGGTGGAGATATTGTCTTGGAAAACGTGGAAGGCACACCAATCCAAGATTTGGGATTTCAGCCCACCATATACAAGGGCGGAACCTTGGCTTGGTGGAGGCTCTTGGACAAATATGGCGCAGTAAAACCCCAAAGCAGTTTCCAAGAAAACGCAAGCCAAATAAGGCTGTTGTCAACAGATGATCTTGACAACAGAGACTCTGACATTGTGGGATATATTGATTTTCATCCCACCAACCAAAACTATTTGATTTGGAAAGGCGAACTTTCCAGTTGGCCTGGAGATCAACTTCCTCCCATCACTGCTGTTATTGATCCACAGCGCACTTACCCTGGCTCTGGCTTGACTGAGGAAAGATTTGGTCAAAGATATTTGTTGACAAATGAAATTGCATTTCAAAGCGGCGCGTGGGGCAATGTTCAGGCAATACCAAATGTGCAGGCACTGGTAGTTGGTAGGGTCAGCACCAACGAACTGGTAATAGAACCTGTTGATCAAGCCCAGTTAAGCCTGAACCGCAGCATGCAAATCCTATTTGGGTCAGGCATTACACAAACTGCAAGTGTTGTGCAAATTGTACAATTGAATGCACTTCAATACCAAGTGGTTTTGTCAGGAGACTCTGTTGCACAAATTGGAGATTTTGTGCAAGTAATTTACCCTGTTATTGCCAACGATATAATTGAATACAACGGCTCACAATGGGTTTTGGCCTTTGACAGCAGCAGCCCTTTGCAGACATTGGTGTTGAATCAATACAGTCAAAAATGGTTTCTTTGGACGAATCAAGAATGGAAAGCTTTTCCCAAGAGCACGTATACACAGGGCTTATGGCGTCTCAGCCTCTAAATAATCCTATGAAACAGTATCCCACAAAGCCAGTTGCACAAGTTGATATGCAAATAATGGACCAATTTATTGATCCCAATACACGGCAAATTTTGAAAATTCTTCATGATCATCATGTGTCCACTCGGATTGTAGGTGGTGCAGTGAGAGACATGTTGCTACATAAAAAACCACGGGATATTGATTTGGTAGTGGACGCAGATCCCAGTGAAACGTTGTTTCTCTTGAACCTATATGGAATTGAGGCAGAAACACAGGGCATCAAACATGGCACCATCAAAGCCGTTTTTAGGCAGAACGGGGACAAAAACAAAGTGGAAATAACCAGTTTGGGTTACAGGATACAGTTGAAAGGTGCTCGACCTTTTCTCAAAAAAGCCAAAAACTGGGCTACAGACAGTGAAATGCGGGACCTGACAATCAACAGCATGAGTATGGATTTACATGGCCACATTTGGGATTATCAAGGCGGATACGCCGATTTGAAGCACAGTCGTATCCGAATGTTGCCTGATACTAAAACCAACATCAAGGACGATCCCAACCAAATCATGCGATACTTCAAAGCCTTAACTATGTTTCCACAACCACTTATGGTGAAAACAGACCTTGAGTGGATCAAGAAACACATTAGCTTGTTAGCTGACCAAGAAGATGACGAGAGAGTTATCAGAAACTTATTGAGTATTCAAAAAAGCCCAAATGCTGACAGAATATTAGAATTGATGTGCCAATTGGGTGTAAAAAAATACATTTCCTACTTACCTTGTTAGTATTTTTGCCTCAGTAACACCAGTAACAAAGTAGCAATGTATGTCCTGACTCTGCTATAATGATGGCAACAACTCTCTATGTATATAAGGACCAAGAATGAAAATAAAAATGCCTAGTACCAAGGACGTTAAAAAAGCCACCAGCAGTGTGACAAAAACTGTCACTGACACCAGCAACACTGTGGTTAAAGAAACTACCAAAACTGTTGACAAGGCTGTTGACACAATAGCCAACACAGCCACTGATGCCTACAAGGACGCATCTAAGGCAGCGTCTGATGCCTACAATTATTCAGTGAGCTTGGCTAACAATACTGCTGCTGTGAGTGCAAGTGTTGCCAACACCGTTGCCAAAAACACCGAAGAGGCTGCCAAACAGGGCATCAACGTTGCTAGTGATGAGTGGAAGAAGGGCAGTGCTCTAGCACAAGACTTGTATAAGGATGGTGCTGAGGCAGTTGTCAAAGCTGCTGAAGATGCATATGCCTGGGCGGATGCTAATGCATGTAGAATTGGCTTGAACTATGCACTCACAACTGGTATAGTGCTCTACTTTGCTCCCAAGCCTGCTCCAGGTGATCCAGGCACTGTGAATTCAACCGCAGCCAGCATGACCTGGGTTGCCTGGTTTGCATCACAAGCTGGTAAGGCTGCCTCCGCAGCACAAACTATGGCATTGAGTTGCAGTATCAGTTACATCATAACCGAAGGCTTGTTTTTGATTCCAGGGGTAAAGGGTCAAGTGAACAAGACACTTGTGTTCAATGCTCTGTCAAATTGCATCAACACAACGATTACTAATGCATATCTCTGGGGTACACCAGCCGGTGTTGGTATTGCTGTGGGATCAGCCATCTCCCCAGTTATTGCAACGCTGATTTGCGAGGGTGTGCTGCCGCGTGGTGCAAGCAAGGGTCCAGACGCCAAAGCTGCTGAAGACGGCATCAAGATGGCCAAGGACGCTTTGAAAAGTTTGGGCTTTTAACAATCAAAGGAGCTGGACACAAATCCAGCTCCTTTGATCATGTAAAGATATCACTCAATGCGTTTTGATATTCTGGAAACTGTTGAAAAAACCTTTCTGTAAAAACAACCAAATCTCCCTCTCGCGTATAAACTTTGTTACTGCGGCTGGGAGACAAAGTTTCTCCCTCCTCCGGCAGTTTGTCTAGCTTGGCCATTTCCCTAGCGTTCAACTGAAACCAAGGCACACTATCTTTCCAAAAGCTGACTTTTCCAGATTTTGTCAATTGCTCCTGATACACTTTGTAGAGATGGACTTTCTCACTGTTGCTGGGCAGCAGGGCTCGAGGCACAGCCAATAGATCGTTCACACCTGCCAGGATGCTGTTGCTTGCGAGGCTGCTGGCCCTGACATCAGTTTCAGTCAAAATTTGATGATAACTACTACTAATAGGAACATAATCATGTTCCAAGAACCAATTGATTACATTAGTGACTTTTTGCAGTTCCACTGCATTATTGTGATTGCATTCAAAGAATATCCAAGGTTGGTCTTGTTGAATACGGGCAGCCGCACCTTTGAGAACATCAAGCTCATGACCTTCAACATCAATTTTCATGAGCTTGATTTTGGGAAGATCAAGGCTGTCAATGCAAACAGTTTTCACAGTGCGGTTTCCACCCTCTGATCCCACAATATGGCTGGTGCCAGTTTGTTTGGGATTGTATTGAAAGCTGATTTCTCCACTTTGTTGACTCACTGCCTGGTTGTGGATTTGATAAATGCTTTCCTTGCCTGCAAAGCTA